CATATTTATATTTTATATAACAGCAATAATTCTATCATTATTCAACATAAAATACCGGCAACGAATTAATTGATACTACAACAACATTATCATCCAATACCGCATTATTAACAAACTCATCAAAATAGGCACTTTTGATATTTTCAAAAGGGCAACATCGCACGTTTGATTTTACTGCAATCATTTTATATAATTTGAACCCTGGATAGCGTTCTTCCCCATTGGATTTATACAATATATTATGATTATCTCCATCTGTAAGCCATTTTAAAATAAGATTCTCAATTGAATAGTTATCATAGTGTTTATCTCCGACCGATTTATTTAAAACAAGTTGTTTGGTGGTTTCATCATATATAATATATCTACTATCGCTATCACTGTCCAAAAAATAATCAAACAGCGAACATGCTAATCTACATAAGTCAAAGTTTTTATTCGGTTCTCGTAAGGTGTATTTATCAGAATATAACTTTCCGAAATTATATTGAGTTGTCGCGTCACCATCCTCACTATAACAGGTATTTTCAATTGTCTGGTTTGCTATTTTATAAACAGATCGTCCAAAATCAATTATTTTCCATAGTTTTCCAAACGTAGGTACTTTATATACTTGAGACGTTTCGTCTATACGGAAATATATAAAATCCTGTTTAGTAGGCACATACATAATATTATTTGTATGTAAATCATTATGAGAAAAATCAAAGCAGTGTTGATAGACCGCCAACGATAGTATTATTTGACTAAGGATGGCCTTCATTTCAATGGCGTCAATAACGTTATTTTCTATGTAATCATCCAAAGTAGCCTTACATTGCTCTAAGAAAATCATATTAACTGGAAATTGATCTATCGATGCGTAGATAGTAGCATTACTCTCACATTCACTTCCATAAGAACCAGATGATGATCCAGTAGACTGGTCTGTACTGATGGATATTGTATCGTTGTCGTTTTCGGATGATGTGTTGGAGCTTCTCTCGGTTGTATAGGATGTTCTTGAAGAACATTGACTGTTGGTGGAGGACTCGTTTTTTACTAATGAAATATTACCAATCAAGTTATTATCAAACACCACTTCTCTCAGATGTCCATTAATAGTTAATGTAGAGACATCATCGTTAGTATTATCCATAGAACCAATAACTTCGTCTAATAAATTGTTCATAGGATCAACCGTAAAGGAGATTGTTGTCGTGTCAATTTTTATAGGTGATTTTACTGAGGTATTAATATTATTTCTAGAAATACAATCATTGTCGTCAATACTGTCGACCACACCGAAGGTCGTCTTTCTATTGAGCATAAAAAACGACGAGTTGTTTAAAAAACTTAATTCGTCGTCAATACCCACCTTAAACTGGTCTTTAATACAACACACATTACCGTAATAATCAAGCCCGTTTTGAAAATCATAATCGTTTTTTAGTTGGCTGGTTAGATAAGAAAAAAAACTATCTACATAGGCGGGATTATAGGGAGATTGAATGATAGATGCAGAACTATGGTTGGTACTACGGAATACTGGCAGAGTGTCTTTACCTGTATCAAGAAATGTTTTTCCACATAAGTATTTAAATGGGTCTGTTAATGGCGCGAATTTAATGAATGCTTTTTTTATATCAAACAGCTTTGTTTTATTATTTAAACAAGAAATTGTACAAGAAGCGTTTGTATCGAGTGTTTCGACATGATGTAATTGGTATCGATGTTCAAGACAAACATTGTTATGATTATCGTCATTGAGTTTAAATAAGAGGTCTAACAATGGATAATATGTTTGCGGTCGTTCAATATTGAATTTCTTGAGACTATCGGACAATGTTGAAAGATAGTTTTTACTAATGTGTTTATGCTTACTGTAATTATACACCTGTTTATGGGTTTCTTGGTAATCACACATGTTTTCCATCCTATAGTTGAATAATAGTCATATTAATTCTCGTTTTTTTAAACTAATACATTTCGTTAAGTAAATAGTTTTATTTTATTGTCATACAAGTAGTATGACCTTGGAATTAAGTAAATTTAACATGCACCACATATCATTTAGACCCGATGAAAATAAAGGACCCGTTATTGTGTTAATTGGGCGACGTGATACCGGTAAATCGTTTCTAGTGCGCGATTTACTTTACTATCACCAGGACATCCCCATAGGCACTGTCATTTCAGGCACAGAAGCCGGTAATGGTTTTTATTCTGAAATTGTTCCTAAGATATTTATTCACGAAGAATACAATAGTGCTATAATAGAAAATGTTCTTAAAAGACAACGGTCCGCCTTGAAGATGGTCCTTAAAGAACAAAAAATGTATGGCAGGGTTAAAACAGATCCTCGCACATTTGTTATTTTAGACGATTGTCTGTATGACAATTCATGGTCGCGGGATAAAATGATGCGATTACTTTTTATGAATGGTCGTCACTGGAAGATTATGTTGGTTGTTACAATGCAGTTTCCACTAGGCGTACCACCGAATCTCAGAACAAACATAGACTATGTCTTCATATTGAGAGAACCATATTTAAGTAATAGAAAACGTATTTGGGAAAACTATGCTGGTATGTTCCCAACCATGGAGTCGTTCTGTCAAGTGATGGATCAATGTACAGAGAATTTTGAATGTTTAGTAGTAAATAATAACGTGAAATCCAACAAATTAAAAGACCAGATTTTTTGGTACAAGGCGGCATCGCATCCCGACTTTAAACTTGGTTCGAGAGAGTATTGGGAAATTTCTAGGCAATTAGAAAACGATGATGACGATGAACCCGAATATGACGTTAATCAATCCCGACGTAAAAATACCACCCGGATAAACATTAAAAAAAATCATTAAAAGTAATTAAAACACAGTAGCGTTATAGTATTTATTTACCTTCATAGATAAATTCAAGAAATCGCATAGGGACATCAAGGTTGTAATTGTCTGTCGTATTAACAGAAACTGCGATATGGACCATGCTTCGATAATTAGACAATTCTTCTGGTTTATCTCTAATGTAATGATTGAAGTAATGTATTCTATGTATAAATTCAACAATGTACATAAGGGTAATATCATTTTTTGAATAAAACCATTTTTCCATAATATCGACGTAATTGCCACTAAAATTTAAATCAACAATATGTTGTTTTATTAATTGTAACCATTGTGAAAATAGGCGATAGTAGGCCATTTCAACGTGTTGTATATTAAATTGGTCAGTTTTTGAAAACAGTCTGTATATGTATTCACTAGGATGACAATGAAGATATACTTCATTGGCTACAAAAGCATAGAATTTTTGACGACACTCGGGGTTGTATTGTTCCATAATTATCCAGTTAGAGTTTGATTAACTGGATAATTAGAATTACTATTAGTTCAATTTTGTTTTAAAATGTAATCTAATCTTCATCACATTCGACAATTGTATTTTCGGTAAGACCATGGCGTTTATGTGTTTTACTTCGATCAAGGGCGTCTTTAAGCCCGTGATCGGTAGATGCAGATTGCTTTCCAACAATAGCATCTTCATTATTAAACAATTCGTCTGAAATGTTTGCCGATGTGTGTTCTTCATTAATACCAACAAGGTTACCATCTTTATCAATATTCTGAGTAAGGACATTGCCAGACGCCTTGGCCTTTTTAATATTCTCTTGAATTGCATTTTCTTTGGTTTCTCTAACGCGTTTTTCAAATTCGATTTTGGTAAGCTGATCGTTCTCTCGCTTCTTAGCCATAAGTTCATTTAATTCTTCTTCCATATATTCAACCCGCCCAGTCTTATAAGCGTCCGGATTCCAAGGCATCCAAACACCAACTTTACCAACGAAAATATTGTGGTTTGGATCAATATCGCGCAACAATTTACAACGTGTTTCCGCTTCTTCCTGTGAGTCAAACGACCCTCTTATTTTTAGTCCCCTCGTGGATGTTTTAAACTCATTGCACTGCATAAATTCATTTTCAAGACGTTCTTCGTGATTTTCAAGGAACGTTTTATACTCATCCTCAATGGTGGTCATAAGCAGGTTGCTTTTTTCTTCTTTAACAAACTCTTGTAAATCGTCAGATAGAGCGTTTTGGTCTATATCGTATTTATAAGAGACAAAATTCAGAAATTGGGCAAACTTGTCGATGGATTTAGCAAAATCCCAATGTTTGATAAACTCGTCAAAAAAAAACATTTCCTTTTGTTTAATAATGTCTTCTGGTGATGCAAATGACATACAAACGAATTTTTGTCCAGCAACAGTAGGGTCTTCATCTAACAAATCGACATAATGAGGGTTTGTAGTACCATCTTTATTTTGTTTTCTTGTAATGCCTTTATGAGAATCATTGGATGTGTTTAACTGAGAGGTCATAATTATTTAATTATAGCCATATCTTTAACTACATTTCCACATATTTTATATTAAAATAATGATTATATGAATGTCCTGACAATTAAATACAACGAATAAACATATACACATAATATTATATCTAAAAAAAACCTATAATAGAATATAGACGTTATTATTTTCATAAATGGTATAACACATCGATATATTTTAGGTTTAAATCGTTTAATTTATGCTAAAGGATTATACTTAATATACGATTGTATGGTGGTGTATATAGGATATATGCTATTAATGGACGAATTAACATCTATATTTAATCTTGATACCGATGAAATATTAAATGATGTTTCAAATGGGTTTAATAAACCATATATTATCTATAACAATACAAGGTCTAAAATAGACCAAACTCTTAATAATTATCACCCTAAAAAGTTATTTAATATAAATTCACATTGTTATAAAACAGATACACGATTACAGTTATACTATATTCAAAATAACGAAGTCTTATTGGGTTTTAGAATTAACATATTAAATGATAAGGAATCTAATTATATTTCGTTAGTAGATACCACAAAGATATTAAATAGCATAGAAGACGAAATTTGCTGTCAAATGGAGCATTTAATTAAAATCATTGATATGGATACTTCTTTTAAAGACGTTGTTATTATTGTTCAATAATACCATTTATCTATTTTTATTTCTAATTATTATATAATAATGCTAAATGGTTTAATGGACGTTACTGAACTTCTTAAACGGGTTGTAAAATATTTAGTGGAAGGTGTTATGGTTGCGTTGGCAGCTTATAGCATTCCCAAAAAGTCTCTCAATTTAGACGAGGTTGCTCTTATTGCCCTTACCGCTGCGGCGACATTTTCTATACTTGATACCTATGTTCCTAGCATGGCAGTTTCCGCGCGTTCAGGTGCAGGTTTTGGTATTGGTGCTAATTTGGTTGGATTCCCCCGCGCTTAATTTTTGTAAAATAAAAATACCTAGTATTTATAAATATATTGTAATAATCTTATTACATTATATTTATTATCAATCTTATTCTGTAGCTATAAATTCCCAGTCCATTTCACCACATATCTTTTTCCAGATAACATCCTGTTCAATACGTTTTATTCTGTCTCCAATCATGGCTTCCTTGAGTAGTGTCAAATAGTCGGTCTGGTCTAATAACTCACATAGTTTAAATACAGTGTAATAATAATTCAAAAAATTAGTCCTATCATCCGGGCAGTATTTAGAATAAGGGTGTTGTATTTCGGTAAATAAATTACACAATGTATTTTCCAACTCCGGAGACATGATTGGTGGTCGAATGCCTAATTTATTTTTAATGTAAGGTATATGTTCATAATATTTATTATACCCAAGATTTTTAAGAATGAGTTTAGTCCTTGAATACGTCAATTCTTTTAATTGTATTCGTTCTTTTTTTATCTGAAATTGAATATTGTCAAGAACGTCTGGTGGAAGCTGTGTGGATTCTTTGGCTTGGAATTGAGCCAATATTTCTCTAAAATGGTTAATACGCTTATAGGCGTAAAAACATACTTCTTTTGGAGGTTCTTTATAAGACGGCTTTTCATGATCGGTAATAAACGGTTGTTGGATACCACACTTATTACATATTATGACACCATCACATGAAACTGGTATTAGTTCGCCTTTGGTGCATACCTGACACATATTATTAGGATGGATGTATTTATCTATATCAAAGTATATATCGTCCATATTTTTCATATATTCGTAAATATAATCACTATGTGGTGTTTTGAAAGCCTCATTATAAGGTTCGTTTGTAGTACTGCTGTCTTTTTTAATAGCATTGATATTTGATTGAGAGGACATGTTGAAAAAGGTGGATATTTTATCTGAATGAGATGTGTTAATAATCGGCGACTTATTAACTGACGGTGTTATACACGTTATGTTTTTTTTATCTTCAAAATACCTAAAAATATGTTCAGAATTATCTAAATAATACTGTTTTCTCTTGGATTTAATTTTTTTTATCCGCGTCTTAGCGGATTTAAGTTTGTCATTTAAAGATAAATGTTGGTTAAACGTAAGGTGATTTTGTTTTAACTGTGTTTTTAAAATACTTATTTGATTTTTTAATGAAGGTATGGTTTTTTCATCACAATGAATTGTTTCAATAATGTCTTGGTGTTTTTGGTCTAGCGTCATATTCTGTTTGTAAGAATACTCTATGGTTTTGTTTGTCTTGGGTTTGAAAGATAGCATGAATGTGTTATAATTAGATAGAGGATACACTATTTAATAGCATTCTGGTCTAGTTATAATATTAATTTATAGATTCTTACGCATTAATATATGTTTATAATACTTATAATTAATATAACAATACAACAATTATGAGTATCGATTGTCAAGGTAGCAACCAAGGGGTAAGTTGCGACCCAAACAAGGTTGATTTATTAGTTTTCCAACGAATGGTATTTATTTATAATGCATTGGAAACTGGATGGAGTGTGAAAAAAAAAGGGGGTTGTTATGTATTCAAGAAAAGACATGAAAATGACAAGGAAGTATATTTGGATTCGTATTTATCAAAATTTATCGATGACAATTTTGAACACAGATAAATAAATATAGATTACCAAGGATTATTTAATTCGTATTTTTTTTATTTTTTTTTCTCTGCCTAATTTAATAACAATGGCTGGAGGACTTATGCAACTTGTCGCTTATGGACAACAGGATACTTACTTGACTGGTCGTCCTCAAATTTCTTTCTGGAAGGTCACATACCGTCGCTATACCAACTTTGCGGTCGAGTCTATCGAACAGACCTTTAACGGTCAGGCCGATTTTGGTCGTCGTGTCACCTGTGTTGTCGCGCGCAATGGTGATCTTGCCTACCGAACTTATTTACAGGTGACCTTACCCGAGATTAACCAAGACATGGCAAACACCACTGGTGAGGGTGTTTATGCTCGCTGGTTGGATTATATTGGGGAACACATGGTATCACAGGTTGAGGTGGAAGTCGGTGGTCAGCGTATCGACCGTCAATATGGCGATTGGATGCATATTTGGAATCAACTGACCGGTACCAGTGAGCATTATGAACGTGGTTATGCTTCAATGGTGGGTAATACAACTCAATTGACTTATGTTGTTGAGCCTATTTTCGAAGATGTTGATGGACCATGCAATAGTGATAATGTGCCTACTCAAGTTTGTGCTCCTCGCAACGCCTTGCCTGAAACTACACTGTATGTTCCTTTAACTTTCTGGTACTGCCGTAATCCTGGTTTGGCACTACCTTTGATTGCTCTTCAATATCACGAGGTTCGTATTAACGTTGATTTACGTCCCATCGACGAATGCCTATGGGCAATGTCAGATATTGGAACTCCTACTGCTAAAAAAGTGTCTCGCGCTTACAGTCAGTCTCTCGTTGCTGCCTCCCTATATGTCGATTATGCTTTCTTGGATACTGATGAACGTCGTAAAATGGCTCAAAACCCCCATGAATATCTTATTGAGCAATTGCAATTCACTGGCGACGAGTCTATTGGAAGTTCAAGCAACAAAATTAAACTCAACTTCAACCATCCTTGTAAAGAATTAGTTTGGGTGGTTCAACCCGATACTAACGTTGATTACTGTAGTTCTCTTGAACCAGGTCAGCAATTGTGCAATTTATTGGGCGCACAACCATTCAATTACACTGATGCTTTAGATGTGTTGCCAAACAGTGTAAGAGCCTTCGGAGGCGCTGATACGCTTTCTAAAGACGAGTTTATTGATGAAAATCTATTTGTTGATGCTGGTGCTTGGGGAATAAATGGATCAATAGGAGACGCAGTTGATGTTGGTTTTTCAGGAAGTGGAAACAGTGCTAATTTACCTAACAATAACCAGTTCAGTGTTTCAGCTGTATCTGATGCCGGTGTCTTCGTCCTTGCTGAAACCGCCCTCAATCTCCACTGTTGGGGACAAAATCCCGTGGTGACTGCCAAACTTCAATTGAACGGACAAGACCGTTTTTCAGAGCGTGAGGGAACTTACTTCGACCAAGTACAACCTTACCAACACCATACTCGCACACCCGATACTGGTATTAACGTGTATTCATTCGCCCTCCGCCCCGAAGAACACCAGCCTTGTGGTACCTGCAATATGAGTCGTATTGACAATGGTACTTTACAATTAGTGGTTTCTAACGCGACTGTTGCTGGAACTTCTACTGCTAAGGTGCGAGTCTATGCTACTAATTACAATGTGTTCCGTGTAATGAGTGGTATGGGTGGTCTTGCTTACAGTAATTAATAGAATTTAAATAAAAATATTTTATAAACAGGTTTAAATTTATAGGTTTAATTCATAAATAAATAGCATATGATATGTTATTTATTTATAAATTAATATTTACTAACTACGAGTCTATATAATTCATATTATTCACTGATAAGTAAAGGAATATCTGTTTGGTTTAATTGATGTTCTTCAAGTCGTAGGGCAAAAGGATACACATTGATACCATTATCATATGTACTGTAATTAGCTCTACACATGGGGCAAGTATGATGATTCGCATCTTTCCAAGATTCAAAACATGAAGTGCAAATTCCATGCTGACAATCATAGAAATCCAATACTGTTATTGTATCATAGCAAACAGGACATTCGTTCGTCCTACTGTTTTTAGGTATAATAAGGCTTTCCAAAGGAGCGAAATTAACATTTATTTGCTCCGAGTATTCAGGTATATCAGAATTCGTCGTGAATACATCATCATCCATTAGTTGATTTTCTCCGATTAAACGATCATGCACACCATCATAAGCAACGACACGATTGGAAATACCAAAACCAGGCATATATGAGCTATATACCCCATGTGTTTCCATATTAACTTGATAATAATTACCACCAGAAACCGTATAATTAAATAATGAAACATTATTATCAATATCACTCTCTAATTCACCAGCTGGTACATTATTTGGTTCGCCAACAGTATCAATATAAAACGACGGTGATAATTCTGTAAAACCAAAACTTACTTGGTTTCTAAAATCGTTCGTAATAACACACAAGTAAAGGTCATTAAAAAACTGTTGTTCAGTAAATTGTTGTTCAGTAAATTGTAGCATAGCATCACCGATACTACAAGAAGTAGTATTTAGATTAACTATATCTTCTACAACGTCTTCTTCAGCAAAGACATCATCCCATTTAATATAGACATTTTCAACATGAACTGATTCAAACCCGTCATTTATATTTACAAAATAATGGTGGATAATGCAACATTGAATATACAATTTTATATATACTGATTTTAGCATATAAGGTATATGAAATTGTAAGAAATCAATACATTCTGTTTGTCGAGAAGGCGATTGGAGTTCTAAATTAATATTAGTAAAAGGCATTATATTTTGCATAGGTTCAACGTCAGACGTAGCGACATTATCGAATAATATTTGATGTGTTAATGTTGGGTGATTAGTCTTCATAATATGTAAAATAGCATCAACAAATTCTTTATAGGTATCATTTTCCAAATTGCCAGAAAATATAGGCATTGTGTATGGTTTAATTACAAACTTAGTATAACATTAGTACCAGTTCAATTTTATTTTAAATCCTTCGATTATTATGGAAATGATAGTAAATTACTTATTTTAGACAATAACCAACCAACGTAAGTTATATCTATTGTTTTAGGTGGTGTAATTATAGTTAGGTCATTATCTGAATTACGCATTATAACTGGATTCCATGGCTGGTCTATATGAAAATCAGGCATACCATAAGCTACCATTTGCGTTAAAGGCATAACATCCTATCAGGTTATTCCTTTATATAACTATGAGGCGAACGGTCCTCGATAGAACTACATAGTGACGACATATATAAGGATTCTGCTATTTCTTTATTACATTCAGTACGTTGAGCAAGTAGCCATCCCATTAAATAAGTGTGTATAAAAGTAGGTAAGTTAGAATTATCGTAGTTAATATCGTCATTTGACTGGTTATTTTCATCATAAATCATTTTATATAAAAAATCATTGCCTCTCATACAATCGAAAAATCCAGCATATTGAATACCCATCATATCTTCAGGTATATCCTTCTCTATAACATCACTCCACCTATCATAATTATCAATTTTTTGATATCCGCTAAATATACAATAAATACAGATACCCTGATATGTTGTCGGTAGATCGACAATATTGGAACTACGTTGTGTATAGTACTCGGTCATGTTATAATTTATCAAATCTTTGTGAATTTCACAAAGATTATCACGGTTTTCGTTGTAGCATAATTGACACCCTCCTCTCAATCTAAGCACAAGGTGAATCGTAGATTCCTTTTGAATATTATAATCAGACAAGGTTCTTCCATCTTCGAGTTGTTTTCCAGCAAATATAAGTCGTTGTTGGTCAGGTGGAATACCTTCTTTGTCATTTATCTTTAATTTTATGGTTTCAATAGTATCACTTGGCTCTATTTCAACAGTAATTGTTTTACCTGTAAGGGTTTTAACGAATATTTGCATACTTACACCAATTACATACACATTGTTTAACTTGTTTAGGTTTAATTATATTTTTATACCCCTATTATATAACAATAATGGATAATGTCGATATTGACACCAATATAGAAAGAGTTGAACGTATATTAGATACTTTAACATCTAAAAATAATATGTTAGAATTAATGGATTCGTCTGTATTAAAAGATATACTATCAAATAGTTCAGAGACGGCGTTTGAGCATATTTTAACGAATTATATCCTGTATTGTACATCTGAAATGAACGACAATGTTGTTAAACATTTATCCGGTGATTTTACAGGACTAACTGGTAATGACGAAACTATATCCAACAAGACACCTCAATTACGCTCTACTACAGTATTACAGTCTTTATTTAATACGAGAAAAATCCAACGTAATCCGACATTGAATACAAAGTCTTATACATTAAAAAACACATATGATAAAGAAAATAGAAGAAAGCTTCCTGGTGATATAAATAGACCAACCACTTCCAAATTTAAACGCGTTAAGCCTTCATCTATCCTACAATCTAATAATCTTAAAACAACTAATTTATCGAAAGAGTTGAGTACTATGCAGCGTATTACACCTCGGTCGTCATTTGTCAATGTGCGACAACGGGGAGGTGCAATTGATATTTGCAACGGAGTATATACCGACCAACACAATCCTTTAAACCATATCATAGGACTAGTAAAAACATTGGATGAATTAAAACACGACTTTGATAAAAGTCCTATATTAGGAGGGTATATGAAAGACATTGAGTCTAAATATATTTATAATATTGATAAACTAATTACACAGTTTAAACAGGAATTAACCACAAACAATATTAATGATACTACTACTACCAATGTTATAGAATTAGCCGACAATATCATGACCAACGCTCTTGTCAATAACGATAATGAAATACTGACGGAGACAGAATGGTCATATTATACTTCAATGTTAAAATTTATAACGGATACATGTGGTCTTGAAAATCTGAATATAATCAAAGCTATAAAAATTCCCCGCAGTAAAACCAAAGGTTTATTTGAAAAATACGATGACGTTAAAATAGAGACGCTTAAACAACAGGGATTAGTATTTGAATTTGAAAAAGCCGATGACGGTTCTTCTAGTGGAAGTAGTGACGATGGTGTTAATAGCCGCTATTTTTATTCTAAATTATCAACTACAATAGACAAGGTTGAACAATCATTAGATATTAACCAGTTAAATACATATTTCCAAGACAACCCCACTTCGTTTAGGCGATTAATGCCCATTGTTGGTATTAAAATGGCCCCCGAAGGTATTTATACAAAAAATCAGACCACGGAATTTGAAGGAAAATCAAACCGTAAAGTACTGAGCTATGCTGCTGGGCTCATTGATCCAGCAACAACAGGAGCAATTCCAATAACCACCTTTAGGAATGTCGATAACACAGACATTAAAAACCGTATCCAATTTTTACAAGATATCAGTGCCGTACAATCAATATCTGCACGTATGATTATGGCCGAGTGTTTAAATGAGTTTATGGGATATTTTGGTGTAGAAAAACCAGATTTTATTAGTGTCTCCGATGGCTCGTATATGACATCGAGTCTAATTTCCAAGTCTGAACGGGACTATTTGGTCAACGCAACTGTTGTTCCAGGTATGGACGTGGATGAAGGTATTGAACAGTCATATATGAGAGTGATTTTTACAAAAAATAAAGCACGCGACGCCTATGATGGTATAGAATTTCTTACAGGCTTTCCGGGAACCCTCCATAAAAAACCAGAAACATCATTATCGCTTAAAATAAAAGACCTTACTATAAAAAACATCGCCGATTTATTCAAATTGTTTAATTCAAAAGAAAATAAAGTTATGTCGGTTTTAAAAAAAATATTTTCAAGTTCTAAAAGAACTGGTAATCCAATTTCATCCGACCTTAAAACATTTAGTAGCGTCATAGCGACAATGGGTAGCGATAAACCTGAAGAGAAAGAATCTTATTTAAGAATGTTTAATTTTGCTGAATATATTATAGAAAAAAGCGCTTATGCATCGACTTTACAAGGTCAAGAACGCGATTGGTTATTTACACAGATAATAATTAGTATGAAATCACTCGGAGACTCTATACAGGTAAAATATGTTAATAAAATGGATACACTTATAAAAGACTCGTTTAAATCAGAAGGTAAAACAACCGATGTCAGTGTCTATATTTCGTCCAGTGACAAAAACGTCGCAGGTGAATCATTGTTTTATAACACTCCATTTTTGATTAACGGTACAGGAATCCGACCACATTCCACATTGTTTAGAAAATACAAGGCTTTTTTTGACAGTACTCAAGAAAAAATAGCATTAGAGTCTTTAACTGGTATTAAAAGTAAAACACAATCAGATGGTAAAGAAATATTATCACACTCCACAGCAATTATACATAATTTAGGCGTCCAGTCCTTAAATGATATTGTTGTTTCTCTCAACAAGTCTATCAATGATCTTAAATCATATCATGTTATTTTAGCACCACCTTCAGCTAATAAAGAAACTACTTTTTTTAAGTTAGAAGATACGGATAGTATTATTATAGAGTTTGAAAAGTCTGTAGAACTATTATATGGTGGAAACGATACTATTGACGTTCTTTTTAACAAATTTACTGTAGAACAAAAAAATATACATAATCTTTTTGTCTCTTTTACTAGCATTATAAGTATGTTTTCAGATAATGAAAAAATCAATATATTAGGTTTAGAACCTATGTGTCTTTCTTTATTGGCACCAGGTGGTTTAGAATCACCTTCAAGTAGCATTGATAGCACATTTAGAAACATGACAACTATGATAGGTCGCATATTGGAAACATTCAAACTCATTATTAATAAAGACGACCCCTCAAATACGATGGATAACACACTTCTAGATAAAATAACGGATAATATACAATCTATAAATAAAAACAGCACTTTCCAGATATTAGCATCATGTAATTTTTCTAAAATTATACGCAATTTTAAAACAGATAATATAAAGGGATTTACTGATAAAGTGGATTTAATAGTACAAAAATACAAGACGTCAATGTCATTAATATATGATAATTTCAATATATCACTCGCGTTTTTAGCACCTGAATTTAACTCTTTTTTTGAAGCGTCACGGGTAAAATA